ATAACAAGACTAATCAACAGCACACTTATGTACATAGGTGGGCCACTATTATGAAGGAGTTAGGGCTATGACAGAAATGGTAAAGGCCGTTATTAACGGAGAGTTTGAAATTATACTACCAAAGCATCGTGCAGATAGACCAGACTGGTACCAGCCACATGGTTGGGAAAAGCCTAGACTAAAATCAATGCATGAGAATATTGGCAAGGGCGATGTTGTTTACTACATTGGTGCAGAAGAAGGAGAGATGCCTGCTTTGTGTCAAATGTGGGGAGCAGAGGTAGTATTGTTTGAACCCAACCCAAAGGTTTGGTCACACTTCCCGTTGCTATGGAGTGCAAATAATCTAGAAATGCCACTGGCTTCTATTCCTGGTTTTGCATCTGACAAAGATAACAAACTTGCTCGTATCTATTACAACGAGTTTCCACCAGAAGCAGACGCTCCAATTGAAGCAGCACACGGATTTAAAGAACTTCAGTATGAAGCAGACAAATATGGACAAACAAAGATTGATACTCTTGTTTACGAAAAAGGAATGAAGCCACCTACAGTAATCTCACTTGATGTTGAAGGTAGTGAATGGCGTGTTCTTGGTGGTGCAGAAAAAGTTATGAGAGAGTTTAGACCAAAGATCTGGCTATCTGGTCATCCAGAGTTCATGATGATGTATTGGAAAGAATACCTATATGATCTTAGACAGTTTATCAAGGGTATTGGATATATTGAACATCTAATAGACTATCAGCATGAGGTTCATTTCTACTATGAGCCTGCCTAAAGCATATATATATTCTACAAACCCTCTTGATTCTGCTGATGGTAAGTGGGACTATGAGTTACTTAGGCTTACCTTTGAGCGTAATAAGATTGAGCAAGTAACAGTTACCAGCATACCTAACGATGAAAGATGTTTTGTTATTATTCCTGGACAAGGAAATGCTGGAAGCGAAGACTATATCTCTAAGCAACTACAAAAGGCAGGCAGAGTAGTTCTATTTATTACTGGGGATGAGTCTGGCAACTTTAATGTTGATAAGATCAAGCATCCAAATATTTCTATTTGGGTTCAATACCCGCACAAAAAGCATGAAAAATATAATAAGTTTTTTATTGGCGTTCCTCAGCATTTAAAGAACAACTTGCCTGATTATCCTGTTAAAGAATATGATGTATATTTTGGTGGTCAAATAACCCATCAGCGTAGGCAGCAGTTAGGAGAGGTCATGCCAAGTCTCCCAAATGCCCTTTATAAGCCCACAGCAGGCTTTGCACAGGGAGAACAGCCCAAAGACTACTACAGCACTCTATCAAAGGCTAGGGTTGCTCCAGCCCCTGCTGGGGCGCAGGTAATAGATACCTTTAGGTTCTTTGAGGCTATTGAAATGTTGGCCTTACCTGTTGGTGATCTTATTGACTCTAAAGGTGAAATGATTGATTATTTTAACTATCTTCACCCTGCAGGAATTCCAATTGAAAAGATTGATAACTGGAACAAACTAAAAGAAATGCTACCTAATCTTATTAATAATTATCCAAATAATATGCATCAGGTTGTATGTTGGTGGATTAAATACAAGAGAGATTTTTCTATTGAGATCATGAAAGATATTTATGAACAAAGATAATGTAACTATAATTGTAGCAACTTCTATAATTCCTAGTCATCCAGACACATCTATACTAGATGAAACAATTGACTCTATAAGAAGCCACTTCCCAGACAACGAGATCATTCTTCAGGTTGATGGACTAAGGAAAGAAAGACTAAACCGTAAAGACGATTACGATGAGTTTAAGAACAGAATTTTGTGGAAGTGTTTGCATCAATGGAAAAATGTTTTGCCAGTTATATTTGACCAACACAGTCACCAAACAAATATGATGAAAGAAACTATTGATCTTGTCCAAACAGCAGCAATGGTATATGTAGAAGGAGATGCCCCCTTAACTCCTGATATTGAAATTGATTGGCAAAAGTGTTTAGACATGCTTGAGTATGAAAAGGCAAACACCATTCGTTTTCACTTTGAGGCATCTATTCCTGTTGAGCATGAACACTTAATGTTTGGTCTTGAGGATGGCTTTATGAAAACCACACAGTGGAGTCAGAGACCACACCTTAGTCTTACTAAATATTATAGAGAGGTTGTTCTCCCTACCTGTGATGAGAAAACATTTATTGAAGATAAGTTTCATGGGGTTGTTCAAGATGATGGATGGGATAAGCATAAACTTTGGATATACCATCCAGAAGGAAACATAAAGAGATCTTATCACCTTGATGGTCGTGCTGGAACAAGAAAGTTCACATCAGATGACGATGCTTGGGGATATACTGAATGACATTTGGGATTATTGCAAGGTGTGACAATACTGGTTTGGGTAATCAAACAAGAGACTTAGTAAGGATGCTGAACCCTGACAAAATTCTTTTGGTTAACTCTACTAAGTTTAATAACAATAAGCAGTACCCCGAATGGTATGACGGATACAATGTCACAATGACTAATGGCTTTCCAACAAAACAAGAGGTTACTATGTTTATGGATGGACTGAAGTCTGTTCTAACCTGTGAAACCTTTTACCACCCACACTTTATTCATTTAGCCCAGAGACATAAGGTTAGAACTCTTATGCAGTATAACTATGAGTTCCTTGATCACCTTAACAAACCTGATATGCCATTGCCTACCTATATGATTTCTCCCAGTTATTGGAAGGTAGATGAGACTATTGCTAAGTTTGGTAATGAGACTAAGGTTGTTCATATCCCGCCACCAATTTATGTTGATGACTTTAAGTCTGTTAGAGAAAATAATATGTCAAAAGATCATAAGCGAATACTACATATTGGTGGTAAGGCTGCTTCACAAGATAGAAACGGTACTCAAACTGTTATTGATACGCTTCGTCACTCTAAGGCTGATTACGAATTAGTAATTAGAAGTCAGAGCGAACTAAACATTAATTATAAAGACTCTAGACTCACCGTTGAAGTAGGTAATATTGATAGCCGTTCTGAAATGTATAATGGCTTTGACGCAATGGTTATGCCAAGAAGATATGCTGGTCTTTGTCTTCCTATGAATGAGGCTCTTGTGAGTGGACTTCCAGTATTTATGACTGATATATCTCCTAACAATCAAATACTTCCAAGCGATTGGCTTGTATCATCAAGTAAGGTTAGCACTCTTATGACAAGAGTTAAACTTGATGTTTATGAAGCAGATGTTAGAGAACTTGCTAAGAAGATTGATCGCTATGTTAATAGTGATAAAAGGTTACAAAAGGAAAAGGCTTTGACAATTGGGTTTGAAAACTTTGACCCATCTATTCTAAAGGATCAATACCTTCAGATTCTGGAAGGATAAACTCTTCGGAGAACTTTTGTTTTAAGTCTCCAAGCGTAAGGAAGGTGGCCTTCCTATCTTTAATAAACTTAATATCTGTTTTAAGTTCTTTGATCTTATAGTCTGTAAACTTTAATACATAATAAGATAACCATAGATCATCAATGATCCAGTACTCTTCAGGGCAATCAAAAAAGTCTTCGTTTAAGAATAGTTTGGCACTACAGATTAGTCCACCTGTTCCAGCATAATTTCCTAATTCTTCTTTCTCAACTTTAATTTTTCTTTTGTATCTTGAGTTAACTCTGTGTGCCCAAAAGGATTTTACACAAGACTCATCGTACTGGCTGTGACATTCTTCTATAAATGTATTTGGAATTATCTCATCATCATCAATAAAAATTATTTTTTTGTATCCATCTTCGGCAAGATCTTTTGCTAATAAAAATCTAGCAAACTGTTTAAAGTCATTTGCATAGTTGTGTACAGAAATATTTAGGTTGCCCTTAAACTTATCCAAATACTTTAAAAGTTTTTCATTTTGACCTGAATTATCTACAATATAAAAGTCAAAGTCTTTATCTGTTTGATTATTTATGCAGGCCAAAGTTGTATTTAGGTTCTCAAACCTTACATACGTACACATTATTAGCGCTGTCTTTGACATATATCTCCATGATAACATAGAAAGAGCCAGCCCAATATAGACTGGCCCTAACTATTTTTACTACTTACTTCTTTGGCGCTGCCTTCTTGACTGCTGCCTTCTTCTTTACAGGTGCCTTAGCAGCCTTGAGAGCCTTCTCTACTTCCTTAGCATCTGGCAATACACCAAAAGCCTTGTCGTTAGGATTGATTGCTCTGAGTGCAACTGGTGCGATAGCAGCAACAAGTGCTGTCCATAGATCCTTTGGATCTGTTACGCCAGCCATGTATAGTGCTAGACCTGATGCAAGTACTGAGCGACCATATGATGCTAGTAGTGCCTCTAGTTGTTTCTTATTCATTTTATTCCTCCTAGGATATAATTCGTGTTAGTACTGTGAAGCCAATCCATAAACCAATAATTCCTGCGACTCCCGCAAAAACTGGTGGTGCTGGTACTGGCAATTTGAATGCTGCGAACACGACACCGCACCCAAAACCTGTTAGTGTTGATAAGATAATATCTTTCACTTTACTTCTTCTTCCTCTTTAGGTAGTAACTTTTTTAACTCTTCATATGCTTGTGATATTTTCTTTAATGAGTTATAGTTTGGTTCCATTGATATAAGATCCCCGTACTCTTTAAAGTAATTGATTTCTGGTTCAACATCACTAACAAACTTACTAAGACCAGACTGAACCTCTTCAATATAATTGAATGCCCAGTCTCGTGAATCAGCAAGAAACTTAAGGAAGTTCTCTTGATGTATCTGTTGATCTGACTTATCTTCTTTTAAATTTTTAAGTGTCTTTATATATTCTTCTAAAGTAAAGTTGTCAACATATAATTTACCTGCAAGTTTTTGTGAAGAGATTAACCTTCTTAAAGTTATAAGGTAGGCTACTACGAAACAAGCCATTGCAGAACCTAACACAACTATAATAGTGTTTTCAATCATTTAAGAGCCTCTCTCGTAACTAGCACAATAGCACCTTCCATCTCTAAAGCATTCTTAAGTTGTACAACATATTGTAATGCTGCGATCTTCTCATCATGCAATAGTCCAGCAAAATGTCTCTCATCTAATTTTATAGTAAGGAAGTGATCATTGTCAATAAGTTGAACAGAAAAACCTTTAGGCGCTTGCACTGCGTGAAACGCTCTCTTCATTGCATCTGTATACATTTTATTTATCCATTGTTAAAACTTGCCATGTGTCTGCCCA